TCCTTCCTTAGACAAAAGCGATGAGTTTGATTTCTGGCGCATCATTATTGGCTATAGTGAAGCAGGCTCAATTTCATTCAAAAAGGTGGAGCTAACACAAAGTACTACCAGAACAGATGCAGGGCCTGCCCCAGAAGATCAAAATTATTTGGTTGAACAAGCACAAGCTACGTTTGAGAGGACAATTCAAGGTCTCTCTACTCAATTAACTAAATTAGAGACTAAAACAGGCCCAAACGGTGAACTTGAACAACGCATGCAGACCTACTCAGAGAAGGCTGCTGTTGATGCTGTAAAAGCAACCAGACAGATTTTGGGGCAAGGCTATATAGCGAAATCTAAGTATGATGAAGATGTAGCCGGAATCACAAGAAGACTTGAAGATTTAAAGCAAAATAATGACCAAGTTATATCTTCTAAGCTTGCTGAGTACAAGCAGACAGTAGATGGGCAATTTTCAACAATCACTAGCCAAATTGGTGATATGTTGAGAAAAACGGATATCCAAATCACACCAAGTCAAATTTCCTTCGGTACTGGAAAAACCATCAATGGAAGAACGATTAGTTCCCTGATGGTACAAGAGCCAGAATCCATTGCTTTGATCGCTCAATTAATCAAAGTAAAAGGTGACATGGTAGTTGATGGATCTATCACAAGCCGGCATCTAGCCTCCCAAAGTGTTCGAACCGGTCACATGGAATCCGGATCAGTAACAACTCAGATTCTTGCCAGTAATGCAGTCACAGCTGATAAGCTACAAGTTGACTACGCTTTAATCCAGAAATTGCTTGCTAATCAAGCATTTATTAGAGAACTGATTTCCCAAAAAGCGTTTATCACACAGTTAAAATCTATCGATGTGGCTGCTGAGAGAGTACAGGGTGGGCGATTAACATCCAACACAGGGTCAATGGTGTTTGATTTAGATAATAGTTCGTTAAATATGATGGCAGATACTGCATCTATAAGACGAATCTTCAATGGTTATCCTACTTAATTTATACGTTATGAGGCAAGTGTCGAAAACGGACATAAACATGCTAAGACTATTATCGGTAGCAATCGTAACGGTACAGAGAATTGGAACTCACCATCATTTGCGGGCATCGTAATCGATAACAATGCCAACAGTACACTTGATAATATCTATCAATTTGGAGACCACATCCATTTCAAACACTCGCAAAGCGATGATGGCTGGCGGTTTTCGAATGTTTCGCAAATTATCACGCCCGGTATTTGGAATAAAAATTCAGAAATTTGGGCTAGGTCTTTTGTCATACCAAAGGAAACTAGGGGCGCTACTGATAATCCTACTAAGTTTATAAATTTAGTAGAGAGCATCGCAGCATTATGGAAACTGTGGGCGCATGCTAAGGGACAAGTCACGATGTCTGATGCGATGAAAAATAAAATACAGGACTCGCTTGATGCTTGGAGCTATAGCAGACCGCATATTGGTTAGAGGAGGAATAATGAACGAAAACATTTTACTTTCAATGGTTGCTGAATTAAATAAGCAATTGAGTGACAAGACGCTTGGTGAAATTGAGTTTAAGGCTCGTTTCACCGATTTACAAGCACAAGTAGCGCAACTTGCTCAAGAAGTTGAAAACTATCGCAACACTATCGAATCTGATGCTGAATTGAAGGCACTGTTCGACAAAATCAAAAACAAAAACGAGGTAACTAAATAATGGATTATAAAGTACAATTTAAATCATACGATGCAGTAGCTAACACCACCAAGGTGGCAATCAAGCAAGATTTTCCATACCGTGTATTTGAGGAAATTTTGCCAACAAATCGCATGGCCGAAGATGATGCGACATTGGTTGAAGCAGTATTAAACATCGTCCGCATGGAATTGGATACATCTGGGGCTGTCGTAGCCATCAAGAAAGAGCTTGACAAGTCTGTCGAGGCCAACAATAACGCTATCGCTAAAATCCAAGAATTGACCAAGGAAAATGAAGCGATGACGCAACAAATCCAAAGCATCAAATCAGTGGCTGATTGGTCGGTTCTCGCTCGTGTAACAGATACGGACAATCCACTTGATCCAACTCTGTATGCTCGTGGATTGGAATTGGTAGAAACTGGCCAAATTGGCAAGGAATATAAAGCGCACGATATCTTTGTCGTTAATAATCCAAATCACATCGCTAAATATGGCGAAGGCACTCGTGTGCTTGTGCAAGTAAATAATGATTTTACCTACAATGGCGAATCAGTGGAAGAACTAGAAGGTAAATTGTCGCAAGATGGAAAACTGGCAGTTTGGAAATGGGAGCTTCCGAAAGAATCTAAGCCAGCACAACCAAGTGGAGATCTTGAAACTCAACCGGTTGCGACAGCTACACCACAACCAGTACTTTAATCAGAGAGGGGCGTGATCTATGATCCACTTTACACCAGAGGACATTTCGATGATCATCGGATTTGTCGGTGTCTTACTTGGAATTTACGGAAATTTTAAAGGAAGCGTCGTGGCACAAGAGAAACGCATGGTCGTTATCGAAAAGGATATCGAAAATATGCGTGACTTCCGTCTTACTGCAGTAAGACGACTCGACAACCACGATGAACAGAATAAGTCTCTTTTAATCCTCGCAGAGCAGGTCAAGGCCTTGAGCGAGGATATGAAGGAACTTAAAGCATTAATTCAAAACAAGAAAGATTAGAGGAAAAAACTATGAAAATCAACTGGACTGTACGTTTGAAAAACAAAAACTTTTGGCTCGCTCTTGTGCCAGCTCTTGCATTGCTCTTCCAAGCTTTTGCAGATATCTTTGGTATCAAGTTGGAGTTTGGCCAAACTGTTGATAAAATCCTGGTATTTGTCAATGTGCTATTTGTGGTCTTTGTTTTGGTCGGTGTCGTTAATGACCCTACCACAACAG